AGACAAGTCAAGATTAACCAGTATGATGAAGTCTTTATATGTAGAAGCGAGTGATTTAGAACTTGGATAACTTTTAAGTATGTACGTTGGAAGAATCTTCTTTCAACAGGAAACCAATTTACAGAGATACAGTTGGATAGAAGTCCAACTACTTTAATCATTGGCGAAAACGGAGCGGGTAAATCGACTATCCTTGATGCCCTCTGTTTTGGTCTATTCAACAAACCCTTTCGTAGTATCTCAAAGTCACAACTTATAAACTCTGTCAACGGTGGGGGTACTATTGTTGAGGTTGAGTTTATCGTTGGTGGCAAAGAGGTTCGTGTTGTTCGTGGAATCAAACCTAATAAGTTTGAGGTATATGTAAACGACAACATGATAAACCAAGATGCAAACGCAAGGGATTATCAGAAACACTTAGAACAGCAAATCTTGGGATTGAACTATCGTTCTTTCACACAGGTTGTTATTCTTGGTTCATCTACCTTTGTTCCTTTCATGCAGTTGTCTACTAAGGCACGCCGTGAGGTAGTTGAGGATATTCTGGACATCAAGGTTTTCTCTTTGATGAACTTCTTGCTCAAGAACAAGAACAAGGAACTCAATGAAGAAATCCGTAATGTAGAATATCAGTACGACTTGACTAATGAAAAGATTTCTCTTCAAGAGAAGTTCATTGAGGACGTAATAAATAACAAGTCAACTATTATTGCAGAGAATAGGCAGAAAATCTATGACAACAATTTCACTATCAATGCAAGAAATGATGACATCCTATCCCACGAAACCATCAAACAAAACTTATCCTTTGACGCTGAAGAACAGACTAAGATTGAGCAGAAGATAAAGAAACTGACTCAGACTGAAGCAGCGCTTAAAAATAGAAAGTCAGAACATGACCGTCAAATTCAATTTTTCCAGACAAACGATGAATGCCCGACTTGCGAACAACCGATTACAGAATCAACTAAGCAGACGAAGATCGAATCTAGTAGCACAAAAATCGGAGAAATTGAAAACGGTATCAGAGATTTACAAGGAATGGAACGAGAAGAAAAAGACAGACTCGACACCATCCTAAGTGACTTAGAAAAGATTAGAAGTGCCGATGTAGAGATTGCAAAGATTCGTGCATCCATCACAGAGATGGAGAAGTTCAATGCCAAACTACAAAAGGATGTTGAGACATACGAATCTGGTTCTGTATCAGAAGAAGATAAAACAAAACTTGCAGAACTAAAAGGTACTATTAAGTATATTGATGAACAGAAGTCCAAACTAAACGAGGACAGGTTCTATATTGATGTTGCTAAAAACCTATTACAAGACAGTGGTATCAAGACAAAGATTGTCAAACAGTATCTACCAATAATGAACAAGTTGGTGAATACATATCTATCGTCTATGGATTTCTTTGTGAACTTCAACATAGACGAAAACTTTCAAGAAACTATCAAGTCACGCTTTCGTGACGAATTTTCCTATGCGTCTTTCTCAGAAGGAGAAAAGATGCGTATCGACTTGGCATTGCTTTTCACATGGAGAGCAGTTGCAAAGATGAAGAACTCAACTAATACCAACCTACTCATTCTGGATGAAATCTTTGATTCGTCTTTGGATGGTACTGGTACAGATGATTTCCTCAAAATCTTGAATACGTTTTCAGATCAAAACGTGTTTGTAATTTCCCATAAACAGGATATGCTTTTTGATAAATTCAGAAGTATTGTCCAATTCAAAAAAGAGAAAAACTTCTCAAAGGTGGCATAATATGAGACAAAGTGAACGCTTCTATGAACTCTTAGAAGAAATGAAAAGAACGCATGACGCAAAACGACACGACTATGCAAGTACAGAAGATGTATTCGCAAACTTTAGACATTGTGAAATCGCTGGTATTCCAGCATGGAAAGGTGTCTGTGTTCGTATCAGTGACAAGTTTAGTCGCATCATGGGGTTCGCAAGAAAAGAACGCCTAGAGGTAAAGGACGAAAGTATCAAGGACACTTTGGTTGACATGGCAAACTATGCTCTTATTGCATTGATTCTTTATGAGGAAGATAATGGGAAAAAGAAGTGATTTTGAAAGAGTACCTAGAGATTTCTATCCCACACCAATTGAAGCGGTAAGACCTCTAGTTCCCCATCTACCAGACAAAGGTTTGTTCGGCGAACCTTGTGCTGGAGATGGTAGACTGATTCGACATATTGAAGAACTCACAGGAATGCTAGGTTACTGGATGACAGACATCGAACCTATGGCAGACTTTGTTGGTGATGGTGACGCTACTACAGACAAGATTGTAGGGTGTGATGTTGTAATAACAAACCCGCCATGGAATAGAAAGATACTTCATCCAATCATCGAAAACCTATCAGATCAGTTGCCGACATGGTTACTATTTGATGCTGATTGGATGCACACCAAACAGAGTGTAGAATTCATGCCTAGGTTGAAAAAGGTGGTAAGTATTGGCAGGGTTAAGTGGATTGAAGATAGTAAAAGCACTGGTAAAGACAACTGTTGTTGGTATCTATTCGATAAACCCAATGATATCCCTACACAATTTTTTGGAAGAAAATGAAAAAAAGTTCTAAAAACATCTTGACTTTGTTCTCAAAACAGGGTATTATGAATATACAAACTGAGAAAACAAACGGAGAATTATATTATGGCACATGAACTTGAAATCGTAAATGGTAACGCACAAATGGCATACGTTGGTGATTTACCTTGGCATGGACTAGGTACTAAGGTTGAACAAGACCTTACGCCTGGCGACTTCCAGAAAGTTGCTGGACTTGATTGGACAGTAGAGAAACAACCACTTGTTACTGCAACAGGTGTGAAAATCAAAAACAAAGAAGCACTTGTTCGTACTTCTGATAACTCTGTACTTGACGTTGTTGGTACAGGTTGGAATCCAGTACAGAACTCTGATGCATTTGAATTCTTCCACGAGTATGTGATGGCGGGTGACATGGAAATGCACACTGCTGGTTCACTGAAAGATGGACAGATGGTTTGGGCACTTGCAAAAACCAAAGAATCATTTGAGTTGTTCAACGGTGACGTTACTGACAACTACTTCTTGTTTACTAACCCTCACCAGTTTGGTAAGGCAATCAACATTCGTATGACACCAATTCGTGTTGTATGTAATAACACTCTTACACTGTCTCTGTCACAGAATGCAGATAAGATGTTGACTGTAAACCACAGAAAAGAGTTTGATGCTTCTGAAGTCAAAGAACAGATGGGTATCGCTCGTGAGAAAATGGAACAGTACAAGTCAATGGCAGCACACCTTGGTTCAAAGAGGTATACGCCTGACAACGTAATCCAGTACTTCAATGAAGTATTCGGTGCTCCTGCAAAGGAAAAGGTTGATGGTGAACTTCCATTCACATCTCGTAACTCAAAACTTGCTTTTGAGAACTTGGATGTACAACCTGGCGCTGAGTTCGCTCAAGGTACTTGGTGGACTGCATTCAACTCTGTTACTAACATGACAGATCACTTGCAAGGACGTTCTAACGATGGACGATTGGTTTCTTCATGGTACGGACGTAACCGTAAGGTGAAACTGAATGCACTGGATAAGGCGCTTGAATACGCTGATGCCGCATAAAAAAAGTTGAAAAGAGGGGTTGAATGACCCCTCTTGGATACCTATATAATATGGGTGCTGTTCGTAAGACGCCCAGTTGTCACAAAATATGCTTACTCTGTGACGCAAAGTATGGAGTTTGGTTGTTCTCCCTTAAAAAACCACCACTTTAATGATATGCCGATAATCGGGTATCAAATTTATCTTGCTTAACAAAGGAGAAAAACAATGGTAAATACATCACTAACGCTTGATCCATCTAGGATTAATACTTACTCTATCGGGTTCGATAGAATGTTCGACAGTCTTATGGGGCAACACCCAATGACATCGAATTATCCCCCTTACAATATCGTAAAACATAGTGACGATAAGTACACTATTGAGATTGCAGTTGCTGGATTCTCAAAAGACGATATTGCAGTAGAAACCAAAGAGAATACTCTTACAGTACAATCTAAGGATTCTGGTGTGGATAAAACGGAAGTGGATACGACTGAGTATCTACACAGAGGCATCTCTGCCCGTTCATTCAAGAAGGCGTTTACAATCGCAGATGATGTGGTCGTAAATGGTGCCGATATGAAAGATGGTTTGCTTTTCATTGATTTGGAAAGAATCATTCCAGAGGAGAAGAAACCTCGTTTGATTAAAATCAAGTAAATAAAGTGGTGGGGGGAAAATCTATTGACATTCCCCCCATTTTTTGATATAGTAATGGTAATGTAATTTGAGGATTTGTAATGTTTAAGAAAAAAGATGAACCTGTAGTCGCTGACAAAAGAATTGACTACAAATATTCAGAGGATAGAATCCTCATAGAAATGAAAGAGTATATAGATAAAACCTATAACGCTCACTATTCCCACAACAAATTTCAAGCAACAGAATTCATCATGGACAGTGGACATGGGGAAGGTTTCTGTATCGGTAACATTCTGAAATACAGTCAACGATACGGAAAGAAAGACGGCAAGAACAGAAATGACTTGCTAAAGGTGATCCATTATGGTATAATGGCACTTCATAATCACGATATAACGGAGAATAATTGATATGAAACTTAGTAATGATACACGAGAAGTTCTAAAAAACTTTTCTACCATTAACCAGAATCTTCTGGTAAAGAATGGAACTGTGATTGGAACAATGTCGGCGATGAAAAACATCGTTGCAAAGGCAACTGTTCCAGATACTTTCAACAATGAATTTGCCATCTATGACTTGAACGAGTTCTTGTCTGCAATGTCTCTATTCAAAGACCCAACTCTTGCATTCGATGAAAAGAGTGTACAACTTAATGAAGAGGGCGGTGGTAGTAAACTGACTTATATGTTCAGTGACCCATCTATCGTGACTGCACCCAAAACAGAAATCACTATGCCGAGTGTTGAGGTAGAGTTTACCTTTACACAAGATACATTCAATCAAATCCTCAAGGCATCTGCTGTTCTTGGTGTTCCAGATGTAGTTCTAAAAGGAACTGCTGGTGGTACAATCGACCTTACTGTCACCGACAGAAAGAACGATACCTCTAACGACTTCAGTATCACAGTTGGTGATAGTTCACCATCTGATTTCACTTACTACTTCAAAGTAGAAAACCTTAAACTTCTTTCTGGTGATTACAAGGTACAAGTATCCGAAAAGGGCATTTCACGTTTTGAAAATGTGTCCAAACCTATCGAATACTTTATCGCACTTGAAGCTGCTTGAGGGAAAACTTTATGAATGAAATATTATGGGTAGAGAAGTATCGTCCAGAGACTATTGAGGATGCAATACTTCCATTTGAGTTGAAACAAACATTTCA